GGCCTGCACCGCAGCCGCCCGTGAATCCTGCCAACACTGCTGCTCAAAGAAACATGGAGTACTTGCGTACACAAGCCATGCGAACTGCGAGCCAGCGGCCGGCGGCGACAACCGATGCAAGAGTTCCAACCAAACCAATGACCTTTGCCGAAAAACTTGCGGCGCAGCTGCAAGAACAAGGCATGGCCTGACACTCCTAAAGAGGACACAGAGACATGGCGTCACCCACCGATTGGGCGAGAGTTATTGGGACTACAATTGTACAGCATACGCGCGAAGAAGAGCTGGCGACGTTTCGCAAGTTCAAGATCTTCGCGATGCTGGAGTCCTCCGGCAATGTCGTCATGAATCAATCGGGGCGCGGCTTCGATTGGAACGTCCGGTACAGAAATGCGCCCGTTTCGGGGAATACAGGCGATACGCCGAGGACGTTCAGTCGCATCAACATGTGGAAGCGGGCCGAGCTTCCGTGGAGGGGATTCACCAGTACTGATGCCGTGTATCGACGGGAGCTACTCGAGAACCGCGGCCAGCAGGCACTCGTTGACGTTGCCGGCAAGATGGCCAGCCGTCTCCAGGAATCGCTCGAGATGCATCTCTCGTATCAGCCGTACAAGGACGGCAATGCGGCGAATGCGGAGAACGACTTCCACGGCATGGACTCGTTCCTCAACTACAGCGGCACGGTCGATGAGTCGAATGCCAAGGTCGCTGAAGCTCGCTCTTCGAGCAACACGGCCGATCGCTACGGTTTCCCCGATGACAACTACGCCGGCCTCTCCACGAAGCTCGGCTACTACGGTGGCGGTCGCATCAACGCGACCACTGGAACGTGGCCCAACGTGCCGGTGGACAGCGAACTCGACTTCTACTCCCCGGTCGTGATCAACTACAACGCCAGCTCGTTCAACTCCGCTGGCAACCGCAACTGGAAGTCGAACTGCATCTTCTCGATCCGCGAAGGCATCCATCAGTGCAAGCGGAACGACACGAAGGAATCGCAGATCGACATGGTCGTTCTCGATCGCCAGCTCTACATCCAGTTCCTCAATCAGTACGCTGACAAGGAACGGATTCAGATCACCAAGGAAGGTGGCCTGAAGGCGATGGGCTTCTCCGATGTCACGACCCTCGACGGCGTCGAGGTCTGCTCAGAGTACGCTTGTCCAGCCGGCCGAGGCTACGGCCTGTCGATCGGCAACATGGAGTTGCGATGCCTGGAAAACCAGCTTTTCGTCGCGGAAGGCCCATTTTTCGACGAGGAAACCCAGGCATATAGGTACGCCTGTTCATCTCTCGGCAACCTCCGTTTCCGTTCGCCTCGCAACTTCTTTCTGCTCGCCCCCGTCACCGCGGCTGCTTGATCCCCACAAGGAGAACCCAGAGTCATGTCGAGCTTATTCTCTGATCCCCCGTTCCGCCGTGGCACGACGCTGCTCCAAGGCGAGGCGATTGAAACCGACGCCAGCACCGGCAACCCGGTGGCCGGCGGCGAGATCGTTGGTCAGGTCAAGGTCTTCCAGGACGTTAACCCCTCGACCGGCGCTCGCTACAGCAATCGGCTGGTTTACTGCGTGGCCGCCCGCTACAAGGGAACCACCGTCAGTGACGCCACGACGGTAGCTGGCGAAGTCTATCTCTGCGACTTCAGCAACCCGATGGCGGCGTTCACCACGAAGGGTACGGCCAGCAACGTCCTAGTGGGCCTTGCCTACGGTGTGCTGGACGAGTACCTGACCGGCGAGTTGCGCCAGAACGACATCGTCTGGCTGGTGGTCAAGGGGCCGGCCGATGTCAAGCAGACGGCTGCTGCCATCAACGCCGGCGCTCAGGTGCAAGTCTCCGCGACGGCTGGCTCGATTGCCACGTTTACATCGGGCCTCTGCATCGGCCAGCAGATCAAAGGTTCCAACACCACCGCGGCTGCGCAGCTCACGCGAGTCAACCTCATCGGCTACGAAATCGGCTGATGCAGAGCTGACATCATCTACGCCTCTAACAGCTCGCGGCTCAACACCGCGGGCTGTTATGCTTTACAGACATGGAAGAGCGAACGTGTAACGTCTGTGGCGGCACCTATCCTCTCGATAGGCAGCACTTCCGGTGGCGTAAGGACTTGGAAATCTTCACGGCTGAATGTCTCTCCTGCCGCGCCAAGCAGCGGCGTGAGAGCAAGGAGCGGGCGGCCTTCAAGCGGGCCGAGGCTCTCGCCACGATTGAGTCGGCCGGCGTAGACATCTTCCTCCGCTCGGCCCAGAAGGGCGGCTCCAACATCCCGCACACCGCGGAGGTGATTGAGAAGATCTTCCAGTACTTCGGTGGCAGCGGTGGCATGGCCGCGGTGATGGTCAAGCAGTACTGGGACGCCGCACCAGGCAGCTCGGCCCGCAACCGCCTGCTCGAGACGATCTGCCGCATGGTCACGAAAAACGTGGACTCTGGCGGCGCGAAGAAACCCCTGTCCCTGTGGACAGAGGATGAGCTGGAGAACGAGCTGAACCAGCGATTCGAGCAGGCTCTGTCTGCCTTCCAGGGGAGAACCATCAATGTCAGACCCGCAGAAGCCCTCCCGGCCCCGAAAGAAGCGGCACCCGAAAGTGAAGCCGCCGCAGATCCCGAACATACCGACGATATCCGAGTACCAAAAAGAAAGCCTCAAAGAACTTCAAAGCGAGCTGCGAGAGCGGAGGACAGAAGCTCTACGCCTCTACAAGGCGAATCCGCAGCAGGAGGAGATCCACAAGTGCCGAGCGAGTGAGATCTTGGTCATCGGTGGCAATCGATCGGGCAAGTCACTCTGCACATTCGTGGAGGACGCCCGAGCCTGCACCGGCCAGGATCCCTATGACAAGTATCCAAAAAAGGATGGGATCCTCGTCATTATCGGGCGCGACTGGAAACACATCGGATTGGTAGTAGTGCCTTACTTGTTCGGTGTCGGGGCATTCAAGATCATCAAGGATGAGAAGACGGGCGAGTGGCGGGCATACGATCCCGTAGCTGACGTTCACCGGAAGGGCGAGGCGAAGCCAGCTCCACCGCTAATCCCGCCGCGGCTGATCAAGGCCTCGAGCTGGGTGCTGAAGAGCGCCAACTACATGCAGCAATGCACCCTTGTTAATGGCTGGGTAATACACTTCTTCAGTAGTGAAGGCGAGCCGGCGCAAGGATATTCCGCAAATCGTATCCACTGTGACGAGGACTTAAACGACGAGCGTCACATCCCCGAGGCCCAGGCGAGGCTGGCGGATCGTAAGGGTGTCTTTTGCTGGAGTGCCATGCCGCACTCCACGAATAACGCTCTCTTGAATCTCAAGGAGCGGGCAGACTCCAGCGAGCAAGCCCTCGGTGACAAGTCTCCGATCCGGCAGTTCAAGCTGCGCTTTTTAGACAACCCATATATCGATGATGAAGAAAAGAAGAAGAGCATCGAACGGTGGGCCGCATCGGGCGAAGACGTTCTCCGCATGCGAGCCGAGGGTGATTTCATCACGGACTCCGTGTTGGTCTACCCCACGTTCGATATGCGTATTCACGGGATGAAGCGGTCGGAGCTGAAGGACGGGCAGATTCCCTACGATTGGTGCCGGTATGCGGTGATTGACCCTGGTCACGCTGTGACGGCCATCCTGTTCGCAGCCGTCCCGCCCACCGAGGATTACTGGCTGATTTATGACCAGCTCTACCTACGCCAGTGCAACGCCCAGATCTTCGGTGAGAACTTTGAGCGGAAGGTCATGGGCTGGCACTTCCATGCCTTTGTGATCGATGCCCACGGCGGCCGGCTCCGCGACATCGGCTCAGGCCGGCTCCCGGTGGAGCAGTACACCGAGCAGCTCGTCAAACGCAATATCCGAAGCCAGATCACCGGCGCGTCATTCCTGGCTGGCTGCGATGACATCATCGCCCGCTGCGAGTCCACCCGAAACGCCCTCCACATCCGGCCCGCCGGGACGCCGCTGCTTCGTGTCCTAGAGGGTGCCGTCCCAGACCTCGAGCGTGAAATCAAGCGGTATAGGAAACAGGTGAATCACGTTGCCGGCACGGCGATCGTCACCGACAAGCCCAACACGAAGGGCGAAGTCCATCTCTGCCAGTGTCTCGAATACCTCTGCGCATACCGCCCGCGTTACCACCGGCCGCCAGCTCGCTCAAACGAACCCGAACCCTGGTGGGTGAAATGGCTGGCCGGCCGGAAAAAACGGCTGACAGAAGACGGCGGTTCGTATGTCTACTTGGGGCCACAAGGAGGACAGAATCCATGAGCGAGCGGTGGACAATGCCGATCCCGAGCATCGGGGATGTGGTGCTTTTCAGCACCGACTACCGGGGGTTTTCTGACCCCATTGCTGGATGGGTCGCCTCAGAACCGGGTGATTCGACCATAAGCATCGTGACGTTCACGCCAACCGGCTACGCCCTGGTACGGAACAGCGTCCATCACAAGGACGATCCGGCGCTCTTGGGTGATCACGGCTGGCAGGATCTCGGTGCCTGGGACTTCGCTCCCGGCACGAAGGCGATTCGTGAGCTGATGGCACCACCGGAAAAGAGCGAGAAGCAACGTGGCCGAGAAGCTGCCGGCAAGTAATCCCCTGCGACAAGTGGTCAACACTTGGACAAAAAAGCTCAAGGCTGCGCAGGAGTATAAAAAACCGTTCACCGAAGACGCGAAGGAGGCTTCGCAGTTTTACGATGGTGAACATAATTGGATGTGGCGGGATTCGTATGCGCGTGGCGAGCGCGGCTACAACTCATCGATTGCGCCACCCGCCTTTAGAATCCAGCTCAATCGTGTTTTCGAGCTGGTCGAGATCTTTGCCAGCGTTATCTATCACCGCAATCCAGTGCGAACTGTGACGGTGATGGAGCATCCGAAGCTCTCGCCAGATGCGTTCGG